ATACACTTGTTTGAGTATGCCATATGAAATACCGCTCTCCTCAGCCTTATTTACAAGACCAGTAATCTTTTCTTCAAGTATAGCGCGTGCTATCTCTACCAATGGGTCGTTTTGTATATTCATTTTTGCCATCCTTTGATTATGTTTGGATCAAAATTATTCTTAGAGAATGTCATGCGGTCAACCAGTTTAACAGCGCCGCCTTTAAGACGGTCAATAGCAACAAAACCTTCTTGACTTGTTACGCGATAGCCATCACTCGTCTGCACAAAGGTATTTATCTTTTTAAGGCTGTCAAGCTTTGCTATAATAATTAGTTTGGCCGCGGCAATTGCGTTTTGCAACTGATACATCAGGTCAAGATTAGCTCGATTGCTGTCACTAAAGAATGACAGGTAATCATCTTTGCGTGCACCAGCAGCAGCCTGTCCTTTTTCGCTTTTCTTGCTGGCAATATCTGCATCAAACTTTTTGGTTGCCCAAGCAATTAGTCCTGCAACATGCGCTTTTGTATCGGTCACTGTTTGGCCTTTGCGAACATATGAGTTGTTGTATGTTTCAAGAGTGGTTGCAAATTCAGGATCTTCTTCAATAGCTTTAAGAGTGGTGCTGCTAATCTTTTGGAAAATCTTGCCAGCAGTTGACAGCGCAGCTGTTACTTCTGCGGTATCATCCGCTGTCAATGTAGCCTTACCACTCAAGTCATGCAGCGTTGCATCTTGATACCATACACTAGGCACCTTTTTTAGTTTGGTTGTGTCTACACCATAACTGGCAGTCATAGACTCAAAGCTGGTGCCGTTGTATGAGGTATGAAATACAATGCCAAGATTTGCGGCCTTTAGTTTATCTGCAAGTTCGCTGCTGGCAGGAACAGCGTATGCAAGTGTGTTGGGTTGAAACACAACATACGACTCGCCATCAATGGTAGCAGTCTTCAGGTCGCCCTTGGTAAACATCAGGTCTCCTTGTATGACATTTTTAATGCCAAGTTTCTTTAATTCAACATAAGCAACGCTCAACTTGTCTGCAAGTTCACCACTCGTATCAGCTTTTACATCTGCAACGCTTTTGTATACCTTTGGGTTTTTGTTGAAAATACCTTTCTTCGCCACGAAAAATGCGCCATCAGATGGATCAATACCACAAAACACTGCGGGTGCGCCATCCCATTTCACAGTAACATCCACTGCGCCTTTGCTGTTGCCAGCCAACATATCACGTAAGCTGCGCAGCGCGTTGATTGCATCGCGCGTGCCATTGACACCGCCATACAATACGGCGTCTTCTAGGTGTTGCATATGAACATTCTTGCCAGCGACACTCGCTTCTGCTATGTGTTGTTTAAATGATAACATATTATTCCATTTTAATAAACGGCGCACTAAGGTCGCTAGAACTACTTGCATATTGTATACAAGCAGTGATAAATTCATCTTCTTTTCTGCCTGTCTTAATTATGTCTATGAGTTGACACCCTAAAAATTTACTAAATGACCAACTGACACCCTTTGCATCACATTCTGCAATAAAGGCGCTAAGAGATAGTTTAGACGAATCCATAGCATATCGCGAATAATTTTTATAAAACGCGGCATAAACTTTAGCGTCCTTTTTTTCCAATGCAGAACGCAATACTTTAATATCCATAAGCTGTGGAATTTTTAACTGGCGCAAAATTGTTTGAATTGGGCCATAACTGAGTTTACCTTGATTGGCATTTTTACCTTTAATTTCTCCTTGAAATGTTTCAGGAAAAGTCCGAAATTGTATTTTGCCGTCTTGTGTAAAATATATGTACACATCTTTACCGCCAAAAAATCCTTTATTACCAGTGGTATATTTGTTAAATTCAATAATATGCTTGTCGCTGCCAGTATTGTACTCTGATATTTTAGCGGAGTTTTTAAGAAGCTTTAGTGACACACCAATAATATCACCCTTGCGCAAAGCAGCAAGCAGCAAGCTGTTTAACTCAACTATATTTTTTGCGGCGTCAAGCTTAATTGCCAAACCAGTTGGGCTAATCATGTAGATGTCTGCCGGACTCCACTTGTTTATATTAGAAAAAGCTTTATCGTTTGCGTTTAGTCTCTTGAACAACTTTTCAAGAGCGTCTACCCACGCGCTGCCACGGTGAAAGGTATAGCTTTTCTTGCCATATTTTTTATATAATGCTTCAGCACCAATAATACAACTATCACGCCATTCGGGAGTTAATTTATTTAATACTCCATCAAGTGGTTCATCGACATCGCTGCCTTTATACGCCATCTTTAAATCATCCGGTGAGTATTCCTTGCTTCGATTCCATTTAGCAGCAGCATACACAGCTTGAGCGCTTTCAGTTGTACGAGTAACATCAGACCCGGCTCCCTGGCCACCGCCACCGCCAAATTCAGCATTTTTTGCGATACTAGTAAAGGTGTATATATTGCCGTCCTTGTCATGTAGTTTAAGGCCAGTCGTAGGTTTACGATTTTTGATAGCGTCAATTACGTCTTTAGCCTTTATAAAAACCACCTTTTTACCATCGACGAGCTCAAACGGTTCGCCCTTCGTTAGTTTTTTAAGAAAAAGTTCGACGCGCCAATCATATTTGTATAGTTCTTTTCCCGCTAAATTTTGCATTTCAGTTAAATAGTATTGCTTAAACGATATCATGATGCTCTTTTCTTATTTATAATATTCAATAAACTGAGTGTACAACTTATTCTCAAGCGCGTCTGCCTCAAGCTCCCATGGCGCAGAATAATAGTCGTATTCTTCGCAAAAAATACCTTTCCAACGTGCACAGCCAGTATCTCTGACATAAAGAACGAGTTCTCGACGAAGGTATTGCTTGATGTGAACACACTCATGCGCCAAAATTGAAAGCATAAGATAAATTGAGTCATCCCGGTTTATTCTCACAATATAGTCAAAACCGTTTTTAGTGTGGCTGCATTGCCAGCAATCTCCATGAGATTGCTCAGAGCTTGCTAATCCATCAATAATTTCAATTTTAAGACGAAGTTTTCGTATTCTCGGAATCAACGTCTTAATGTAAAAATGCGCAGCATTTTTAATAACAGCGGTATGGTGTCGGCCTCCAGTTAAGCTAATAGTTATCATATTATGGGGTTAACGGGGGACCCCCATATAGCCTAACAATATAAATTAGGCATAGGATGAAATCATACGAGCGAGGTCATTATCAGAAACATTAACACCTGCGGCAAGTGCCCCAGCCGCCATGTTTAACCCGCGTGATAGTTTACGAAGGTTAGCACTTTGCGCGCTTTTGCCTTGTCGAAGAAGATCAACAACATGCTTACGTGTCTTTTCATCGAGGGAGAGGCCGTCTTCAAGCTTTATTGACATTACAATCTTATCCATAAAGTCATAGATCTCAATTTCCGTAGGGTCAATATTAATGATAAATGCACGTGTGCGAAGCGCACCATCGGGATCAAGTTTATCTAGACTTAGGTTTGAGATAAAGATAATTTTACCAGTAAATTCAAAATACCTAGGAATTAAACCCTGATCAAGTATTTCTTGATCACTTATGTCATCTTCAGGATCGACGACATTTTTTCCCATCTTGTTCCATACAAGTTTACGAATCTTTTTAGTGTCAGTAGCAGCTTTTAACAAGTTGCGAGCTTCTTGATCACCGAGAGCGTCATCACTATCATCAAAAAAGATAATGTCGTTTTTATATCTAAAGAGCAGAGAATATATGCCAGCCGCGCTTGCCGAACCAGTATTTTTAAAATAACCGTTGCCATCACGCAATCCAAGGTCTGCAAGTATTTGCTCAGTAGTATGTGTTTTACCAACACCTCCTTTACCACTTACAAACAGCGCGTTGGCCGAGCCACTAACAGTCATTTTTACAAGGTTCTCTAGGTCTTTCAACTGTGCCTCAAACGATAGACGGTCTTTGCTTTGTTCGAGTTCTGCTATTTCTGGGGAATATGAATACTTTTCCTTTGTTGCTCCTTTAGAAACAATTCCAGCAACGACTCCAATGCGGGACATAATCTTGCCTTTTTCCGCTTTAATCAGTTTTAGGTCTTTTGGCTTTCCCACCCAGACGTACTTTATACCCTGCTTTTCAATAAAATTTGGATATGCCGTCGACAGCGCATCAAAGATTTTAACGCCTGGACTGCCATGCATGTTGTAAATTTTACTTTTTACGAAATTTGGGTCAGTGAGATAGTCTACAATCTCGTCGAAAATAACTTCAAAATCATAATTTTTACTAGCTTCCATTAATACACCTTCATAGAGTGGAACCTCATCGGGCATTGACATAATTTTTCCAGGCTGTGCTCCACCGTTTTTTATAATTTCTGCAATAATCGGTAGTATTTTTACAAGTGATACCGTTTCATCAAATTTAATATGAAAAGGGGCATCTATTTTTCCATTCCAATAGTCTATGGATGATAGATGATTTAGGCCAGCGACCGCTGGTTGTGTCCAGTTAAAGCGCACACTTTGATTACGCTTTGCAGCATAAAAACGTAAACCATATGCAGTTCCAACCGTAGTGTTTGTAAACTTTTCAAGACCTGGATATGCGAAAAACACATATCCAGTTTTCTTTTTAAGATACCGCTGTATAATAAACGATGCTTTTTTTACCGAAGAGGTAGATAACGATTCGGTTAAATAAGATTTAAATGCTGCGAGCTTTGTCATATAATCTATTTATAAAAATAATTTACTCAACAGCGCGCATAATTATACCTTTATTCCCGTATAGTCTCTGTTTTTACGCTGAGAGCTAAATGGAGTGCTTACCACTGGAGAAGAATCACTGTCGTCAGTAATTCCGCTCATGGGGTCAGCAATATCGTAGAGCCTCATTTTTGGGAGGTCAATTCCAACAGTAAACCGCTTGTTTGTAGTAGGGTCATTGTAACGATTCTTGAGTTGTTTTACCATAATTTGCCCCATCTTGTCAAGTTGTTCTGTGCGAATAAATGCAATCATCAGATCAGCCGTGGCGGGCAAACCGAATGATTCGGACGTGTCAGTAATTTCGATATCGCTGTTGGCAAATCCCCCACGCGTAACCTGGGTTGCACTCCAGATTGGCACATTAAATTCAACCGCCAATCCACGAATCTCTTCAGCAATACTTTTGATAAGGCTGTATGTATTAATCCCTCCACTAAGACCTTTTATTCTACTGCTTGCGCAAATGTTTAGATAGTCAATGAAAATAAGATCTGGTTCAAATTTCTTTTTAAGCTTTAGTTCTAGCAACAGCGCACGAAAATGACCGACATGAGCAGCTGCAGTTGGATATTCTTTTACAATCAATTTGCCATGAGTTCGAGATGCTAGGCTTTGAACCTTAGTCGAGAATTCTCGCTGAGATAAGTCTTTAATCTTATCAATTCGCACATCAAGCAAGTTTGCGTCAATACGTTCCGCAATACGTTCTTCCGCCATTTCAAGAGTGATATACAACACATTGCGGCCCTGCGCGAGGGCAGCGCTTGCCATGTGACACATGCCCAAACTTTTGCCGCAACCAGTTCCAGCTAAAATAATGTTTAGCGTTTTACGAGGAATTCCACCGCCAGTAATTATATTAAACATTTCTATATCAAATGGGATTTTGTCTTCAGTTTTATGATAAAATTCATATCGACTGTCAACATTTTCAATATAATCATGACCTACATTTGTATCAAAGGAAACGCCGAGTGCCTTACTAAGAATAGAAGGAATCGCACCCTCAGATTTTTCTGGAGATTTTCCGTCAATAATTGATACTGCTTCAATAATTGCGAGATGAACCGCTCGATCTTTACACCACTTTTCGGTGCTGTTTAATAGCCAGTCATCTTCTACGACAACCCGATCTTCTAAACTTTTTATGTATGACAGCGCCTCATAACTGTTCGGGTGACGCCCGTTTTCAGATTGTGTAAACTCGATATGTAATGTTGTAGAATTTGGAAGCTTATTATATTTTCCTATAAAATCAAGTATGCACTGGTATACGAGGCGTTGTGCTCCTTCAAAATATTCTGGTTTTAAATGTGGTAAACTTTTACGGCAAAATGCTTCATTGTGTATGAGGTTGTTGACTATAATACTTTCTAGATTATTCTCCATGCGATCCAATTTTATATTCCTGATTTGACAATATGTCGGTTAATACATCACCAATATGATTTTTAAATTCTATACTGTGATCTATATCAATATTATACAGATTTTCTGGTTTGTACATAACCTTATATGAAAAAGATAAAATACAGCTATCAGAGTCTTCATCTTCTAGAAATTTTATATTTCTATATTTGTATCGAGTAGTTTTGTACTTGCCGCTAGTTAATTGAATTGCATAGACTTTATCATTTGAAGGATCATCTACGAAAATATAGTCGGTTATTTCTTTTGGCATTTGTGTGTGTGTTAAACGTAAACTAATTCAAAATCTCCGTAATCATCAATAATGCAATAAGAACATGACTCGTCGCAAAAGCTACCAGTATTGATGTATGTACATTGCGCAAAGTGTCGTATCTCTGGATAGTGCGTATGACCAGCGAGTAGTATCTCTGCTGTATTTTTATGCTTCAAAACAAACTTCGAACGAACAATATCTTTTGCTCTTATCCAAGATTTAGACAGTCTTTTAATGTGTCGTGTAAGGGTGTGCGAGGGATCAAACTTTTGAAACCAATAATACAAGCCAGTAAAGAACCATGTAATAAGCGGACGCTCACTTGTCCATTTATCATATTGATGACCATGCTCAAGATAAAAACTTCTATTGTTTATTTTCATATGGTAGTTCTCAACGAAATGCATGCCGGTAACTCCTGTAATAAACTCACAGTCTTCATCATGATTGCCGTGTACTAGAACAACGTGATGTGTCTTGGTTAGCTTTCTTATTTTGGACAAGATCTTCCAATCTTTTTTATCATACCGATGAAAACTATAATTATCAAAAAGATCTCCATTGATAATTAGAGTTTTAAAATTAAGGTCGAGTACTTTTAGAAACTTATCTTTCTGCGAGACGCATGTTCCTAAATGTATATCACTTACAACGAGCGTATTAATTTCTTCTCTATTCATCGCAGACGTGTTATCTTTTTAAGATATAAATTCTTTGGCCCGGGCGGCTTAGGCAAACTTACCATATCTACAATCACTGCTATTTCAGCCGCAGCCATTTGTGTACCGCTAGTAGGATCGCTAAGACCTTTCAAGATAACATAACGGGCAGCAACAGGTGGAAAATAAACCGTTTTCAGTGTACGGTCAACCGCAAATGTTCCGCTGGCAACTGGAAGACCTCTGTCTAATCGGTTAACAGACGCATAAAACTCGTATTGTCCAAGCGTACCATTTAGCCAAGCGTCTTGACGAGGTAGATAGGTAAAGCCTTTTATTATTTGAGATCCGCCCAAGTCAATTTGAATTTCGTGCGGAAAAGGAGTCTGAGATTGTCTCCATGCAGTATGCCAAAAAGTGTTTGGGTTTTTATCAATTGCAAAAAAAGCATCATAGCCATTAACTTCCTCACTATCCACATACACCACTGCCGTTGTATATGTTACAGGCCAATCAGTATCGTTCGTAGGAATCACATAAGATATTTCATCACTGTCTAAACTTTCCAGGCCTTCATCGGTAAAAGCACTGACTGCAAAGAAATACCGTGTGCCTTCAACCATATTTGGTATGGTTATTTCAGTCACTTTACCTGTAGGTACAATTACAGAATATAACTTTGAGGCAAGACCATATTTTAGTCTATAGCCTGCGATGTTGGCCTCAGGATTAGCATCCCACGCAAGGGTCACTGCACTAGTACAGTGACCCGTGATGACTGTTAACCATAAGCAAACCAATGCATACAACAAACAGACTGCCTTCATATTACCGCCTTATGCTTGTGGTGGTAGTGGTTGTGACGCGCACAATACGCTTCACAAATACGCCCTTAGGATTGAGCGGTGCGGCTGGAATAATCAGTGTCGCTGATGGCTCTGATTCACCGCCTGCGTTTACAGACACAACGGTAATTGCTGTAGCAGTGTCTGGAATAACAAACGTGGCTTCGTTTGTCTCTACCGTTGCTGCAACAGCATCACCAACTTTTACAATAAATGAGGTTGCAGTGGTGTCTGCTTCCCATCCGATAGTTGCAGTACGATCTGCAAATGCGAGTGCTGTTAGCGCGAACGAAACAGCGATTGTTGTTAGGGCCATGAGGCCAGTTGTTTTGTTTTTCATAAAGGTATATATAGGTACTTTTGCAGTTGAATTTGGCCAATAGGGTTAGCTGAATGTATAAAGGTATTTATTCCACTAATCTTAGTATTAGTATTATGACAAAAATTTACTAAATATTGCGCACAATCCCGGCCTGTTTTAACTTTAAAATTATCATATAGGATTTCATTGTGTTGCTTAGTGTGACTAAACCAATGATCAATGTGCTCCTGATGCAAATCATGATCAAATGAAACGTTATTAGGTACGCCCTTGGAGTTTAATGTAAACACAAATTCATCATAACTACGCACAATTATCCAGTCGTCGTCTTTTATGCCTGTCTGGTTAGCGAGCGATCTACTCGGCATGGTCTTACCCTCGCTATCACGCTTGGGATAAATGTACGCGTGAGCTGGCATGCGAATATCATCAAGAAACAAATTATAACTCATCTTTTAAAAATTTCTTCAGATGTACAAATAACATCCTGTAATGCTTTGGTTTTCATAAATTTGACATGTTTAATGCGCAAAGATATTTATACCAAAAGATCTAGAGTCTCACTCGTCTCTTAGTAATATTACAATGATGAAAACAATAATAAGAATGGCAATCATTATATTTTAGCTGTTGAGTATCAAAAACAGTTGTTCTTGTTCCAATGCGTGTGTTAGCGCACATATGTTGTCGGCAACGTCAGTCTCATTTACGCTGATGTATTCGTCTTCATAGGGACAATACACCGTGACAGTGTCATGGAGACGGTCAAACGGCAACTGCTGTATTCGTTCAAGTAGTTCTTTGTAGGTCATAATTCTGTTACCTCAACGCTAAAGCCATCTTCACGATAGGCTAGAGCACATTCAGAGGCATTGGCATAGTCATCATAAAACACCGTGAATGCTTCCGGTCCGCTGTTAACCGTTACTGCATATGTATTATTGTTCATATTAATGTCCTTCTTCGCCAAAAACTTTTTCTTTTATATAATTCAAATAGTCAGCTGAACTGCCGCCACTGTTGTAGATATAATCAAAAATAAAATCTTCATGCGTGGCATCATTAAGTGCTAGCATTTCCAGCAATGCGGAATATCTATTCTCATCTTCCGCCGCGATTGTCATTTGACGTTCTCTAAAGGCTTCTACTGCTTCTGTTTGTTCTTTATTTAATTTCTTCATAAAATTTGTCGTGTTTTTCTCTGTATTCTTTAATGTATTCTACTACTTTGTCAAAGGTCCAAGTTTGGATCCCAGCCGTGTCGCAGACTACTGCATCGTATATCCTATCTATTAACTCTTGCTCTGGAGTAGGGTGCTCTTTTCTATTCTTACGGTTAGACAATTGAGCTTTTTGCCTGTTTTCTTCTTGCATTGTAGTGATGCGTTCTACTTCTTCATCAGTGCGTCTTACAGGATCTGTATTTGTGATGCGTTCAATGCTACCAACAAGATAGCCCTTTAAAAAAATAGCTTTAAACTCAATCCACCCAGACTCATATCTAAACCAATAGTCTTTGCTTTTTATATTAAGCAAATGACGATCTGGATGCGGGATGCTTTCACAGAAATTGATTTCTCCCGAAAAAGATTCTTTACGCCACTCTTCGCTGATAGTCTTGGAATAGCCACCCAAAAAATGGGTAACCTCTGCTGTCCATTCGCTTTCAATATGATTTTTCCATAATACGCCATCTTTATCTATCTTGTAATGACTCATGGATTGATCTGGAGTATCCTTTGTCTGATACTGTACTGGAAATCCTTTACACGCGTCAAGCAGCGCCTTGTGAGTATCGATTGGATACTCACACATAATAAAATCAAACATGCCCATAATTATTGTGTTTCTATTTGGTGTTTATGTTGTTAATCACATGAATTTCCATACTTTTCTGGTAGCCAAACGTATGAAGAAATTACATATTTAGGGTTGGAGATTGGAGTTGCTCCTTTATGTGGATACATATAGTATGGCGGAAAACAAAGGACATTGCCAACTTCCGGTTTTATTGCAATTTCTGTTCCAATATCAAACAACGTTTCTCCGCCTTCCGCGACGTCATTTAAATACCAAAACATTACAACGGCGCGTTTGCTGGAGGGAATGTCACAATGATCGGTATGCCAATCAAATATACCAGTTCCTGGCTCATAACGTTTTATTCGAGGCGCCTCAAAATCTTTTAGCGGTTCATAGCACGGCAGGCGATCCTTTAAAATATTACAAGTTTTTTCAAGATAATGTTTATTTACAGCTCTCATTAGTGTCATCATTGGAACTCTAAATTCTTCAAATGCAGGATGATCAAGCATGTTTATTTCATCAAAATCAAGAATCTTATTTTTGCGACGTACCTTTAACGGATCATTTTCTGAAACAGAATCATATCTTTCAATGAGAGCTGCGCACATATCACTCGGCATTGCTCCCTTCAACAATAGTATATAATCAGCAAGAGTTTTCATATTACTCTTCTATTGAGCTATCATTAAGGCCATCGCTAATCATATCTCTCAACCCAATTGTATATTTTTTCTTGATGTACGCCGCGAAAGCCGTTTTTGTAAATATGGTTTCCCAAAATTCCTTTGTAAGTGTCTGTGCTGCTCGAAGGTTACCAGTTAATTCTGATTTTGTTTCTGGATCATATGCATTATACCAACCATTTTTTGGTTTTACAACATACCCGCCTTCCAGCGCGACATCGAGTAAACCACTCCATTTTTGAATGCCACCTTCCCAGCTTACGCTAATAGGAATCTTACTCTTTTCTTTTACAAAGCGACTCTTTTCGACATTAATAATAAAGTGATAGCCCTGAATTTCTGTGCCGTCTTTATCTTGTTGGCGACCAATAATCCAAATATTGTCGGCGCTGTATGTTATTCCAGTTCCACCAGAAACAACTGCCTTGCTAAACATCTCCTGAGTTTGATATGTATGATTAATTGCAATAAGCGGGATATTTTTCATGGTAAGATAAGGCGTTACCATTCGAAAGAGAGCCTTTAAACTTTTTGCACGTGTCATATCAGCCACGCTCTTTTCATTCATAACATCATCAAGTTCTTTTTTAGATGCCAGGTTTCCAACTGAATCAATTACAATAATAACCTTATCTGATCGCTCGATAGTTTCGAGTTGATTGACAATATCAAACTTAAGTTCTTCAATATTCTTAATGGGAATGTGCAACACCCGATTTGTATCAATACCAAAGCTTTCAAAGTATTGTTGGGGTGAGCCAAATTCGCTATCATAAAACATAAGGCAAGCGTCTTTGTGTTTCTTAAGGTATGCGCCCGCCATAAGCAAACCGAAACTTGTTTTAAAGTGTTTACTTGGCCCGGCAAGTACAGTAAGCCCACTCGTAAGACCGCCCTCAATGCTGCCAGAGAGTGCGACATTAATCATTGGAACTGGTGTTGATGTAATATCCTTTTCAGAATAGAAAGTACTTTCAGCCAAGACCTCTGCTTCTTTAATTCTGCAATTTTTCTTTAATTTTTCAAGTATAGATGACATAGTTTATTTTCTTTTATTATATATTGTTTGCGAGCAAAGTACATAACCAATTACGCTTTTAACACCGCGTTTAATTCGTTGCGAGTGACTTCTTTGTCGAGTGGGTGATTGCGATAAATTGCGTCACGCTGTGCAACCGCAATTTCAGTTAAAGCTGAATCTGACAGATCCACAATATCAATTGCGCGGAGATTCGACAAATATGCATCTTTATAATATAGCATCATTTCCTTGGGTGAGCCAATCAAAATCGAACATACATCAGCAATTTGTAGCGGCCGAGCTCGCCACCATCCAGAGCCGGCATGGAAATAGCCAGGCATAAGAATGCCCCACTGCGCTGAATAGATATCTATCATTTCGCTTTCGACGACCCGGTCTTGGCCATCTTTCCGAGAGCCATAGAGTTTTAGCGGCCAAGCCGTAGTAGAGACTTGTTGCGCAGCCAACCATTTTTTAGTCTTGTTTTGAACGAGGCCGGCAAAATTAAATACACGTTGCTTTGGTTCTGGAAACAGTTGAACTGATGATTGTCTATTGAGATGATATGGGTTTGGATTATAACTAAATAATAATTCTTCTGGCCATGCGCGGCTGCCTAACAACAACGAGAGATCTCCTCCCGAAAATGCTGGAAATACGAGTCGATTGCTACGACTCTTAATTTTTTCTATTGCGGATAGCATTGATTCTCCATAGCTCTCAATATTGTCTGGAATATTTGCATGGCTGTCAATTATAAATTTACGAAATAGTTTTTCCGAAGTGTCGAGCGCAATTAGACTGTCAAAAATACTATCGGTTTGCCAATCGTCAAATGATAAAATACAGTTAGGCGCAGCTGAGATTGCCCATAATGCATTATACACATATCCAGCAAATCCCGCCGGGTTATGTAAAAATACAAACACTTCATCATATTGGTCTAAGTTTTCGCCAATAATAACTGGACGCATGTCAACAGTATGACCCATATCGCGCAAAGCTCTAGGTAAACTATATTGACACATCGCGACCCGCAGCTGCTGCTGCAAATAAAAATCATATGTACATTGCGCCTTATTGCAACCTGTAATTAATATTCGCATGCTGTTTCTTTTGCTGTTTCTTTTGCGCGACGATTTAAAAAATCACTTGCTTGATCTTGACCATCAATTCCACCACGACACCATGCAACAAGAAAACTGCCGTAGTTAATTAGGTCTTTTCCGCTGTCTTCAATGCTCTCAAAATTTGGAGTATAGTTTGGATCAGATTCCATAGCTTCAAGCACACTTGATATACGAAGTACTTTTGCATGTATAATATCGAGTATGCTTGCAGCACCACGCGGATAATAATCAGCTTGACGGATTCTGCTATGTGGATTTTGATAGTCGTTTGACTTTCTAAGTTGGAGTTCTGCGCACTCCTCGAGAACTTTAATTGATGCCTTTTTCATATATATTAGCCTTGACCAATCGACAGTTTCTTGTAGTTTTTACTTTGCTTGAGGTGTGATGTTTTGCTTTTGGCATGTACGCCTTTGCGACGGATTTTCTTGCGCTTTAACTTGGGACTGTTGTTTTTCATAGATTTATTATATATTGGTTATAGAGATTTGTACACAACATTTTCAGCAAGATAGTCGGTGATAAAGCCGAAATGACGCTCGTATACGTGCAATGAGCCGACTTGCCAAGTGATGCTGCCAGCGAGAATTGTTTGACCAGTACGCCGCACGAGACTCTCGAGCATGCTCCATTGAATATATTTTTGCCATGCAAAATCATTCTTATATCCAAACACCGCGTCATTGCTGCGCATTTGAACAATCACGTGCAGGTGGCCATCGCGCAGTAGAAACTGCACTGCATTGGTACAAACAAAGTCGCTCATTCCATCAGTGCACCAATCCTTGTGCATGCTTGGCCGAGTGTAAATCATAATTGCGCGACGGCTTTCGGGATTAATCAACAACTCGTTGCGAACATTATCGTATTGAGAACCATTCTCTTTGCTTAGCACAAGATAACCATAATTGCTATTGATCAATCCATCTGGACTTGCCACAGCATTCCAGATCGCTGGTGTCTTGCCTGGAATATCATTAACATTGAGACTTTGTGAAAGATACCATTCCAATTCATTCTCGATATATTCTGTATTTTTGGCGCCAAAGATTAGCGCCTCATCAGCAATGAAGCTTGCACCAATGAGCTCTACGGTTTTAACGCCGCTTTTGTCAATTGTGAAAGCTCCATCGCTGAATTTTCGCGCGAGCTCGGCGCGAATGTCTTTTACTTTAATTTGCATTAAATAGATTTCGAGATGATTGGATTAGGCGTCGAAAGAATCGTCTGTAGGCCTGGAATGGTCAAAGATAAAGGCATTCGACTCTTCAACTGGGGCGGGGTTTACTAGTTTTGCAACTACTTTACTGCCTGGCTTGCGACCGCGCTTTTTAGGGCCACCCGCCTGAATTGTCTCAACTGATAGGTTTTGCGGCAAATACCGGCTGTAGCCAATCGATCTGCTTTTTCCAAGGAAGTTTTGGCCAATTTCACGGCATGTCAAGCCGTAGGCTTTGCCAACTTGATAAACTTCTTTTGCGGTAAACCCGGATTTGGCATTGGCGTGCGAATGCAACTCTGCGATCATTTCTTCTACTCGTGTTAACATATATTTGGTTTGTTGTTCAAGATCATTATACAATAAATCAGCGGACTTGTACACAACAAAATTCATAAAATGTAATTTATATGACACAATTGTGTTGTTTTTTGCCTAAGAATAACGCTGAGAATGAGTTTTGTGTCTATCGAGCGTTTATGTTTACTTCAAAATATAAACATCCATCCAATCATTGGTGGATCCTATAAGCTGTCGTAGTGCCGTGCGAGAAGATACAAATACATCAAAGACATATCCTTTACCCCCAGCCGCACGTTTGCGAGTAACTGCCGATCCACGATCTTGGACGACAAATTCTCCGTTTCCTATTCTATCTTTTAATTTGGGAATAACAATTTTAGTCCCAAAGGCAAAATCTGGATGAGCTGCAACAGTCATACCAGATTTCGCCTTTTTTGTTTTTCGGCACGCAACAGCACTCCACCACGGCGATTCCGGGTAGTAGTACGTAATTCGTGCTCGAATTTTAGTTGCAGTTTTAGGTATGCTAGCATAAGCATTTCCCAAAACCATCAATGATAATGATAACGTATAAACGATTTTTTTCATTATGTTTGTTTCCTTTCTATTTTTAGTATTGTTATATACTCGATAGACACAAATTTTTAGCCTGTACAAAGTTTTTTGTGAGCTCTCCTCATCGCTGGGTCGCAGTTTGTCACATCCAAATAATATTCAAGCGGGTGAAATTTATTAGACGCTAAAGCTCGCATTCTCGCAGAATATGGCGAACGGCCAGCGCTCGTCCATAACCGCAACTCTTGCACGGCAAAGTAAAAAAAGAGATAACAATTCGCACCGCGAATATATTTTTCTTTGTTAATTGGTAGCTTATATTTTTTAATTAACGAAAGCGCAATACGCTCACAGTCCCACTCAATTTCTATAGCTTTATTAAAGGCGTTTGCAACGCGCTGGTCTGAATATTCCGTCCCGTCAAGCCAGTTGAATATAACGCCACAGCCACTTGACTTTGCATTAAAAAACTGCCGACGCTGTTTCCATTGTAAATAGTGGGAATATTCATGCACAAATATTTCAAATGCGCAATCGCGCTTCATAGCAACAACAAATTCTTTGCTTTTAGTTTCACTTGAAAACCAACCTCCGTATTTGCCATCGATCGAGGCAGTATTTTGCAGCCTCAAAGAGAACCCGTCTTCTAGTAATTCGCTAACGCCCTTTGCTATAAACTGATTCGCTGTCATCTTTCTATTGAAATAATATTTGCGCGCAAAAGAGCAGTGCAGCCGCAATTCCCGCGAGACAAGACAATACAAATCCAATAGCTAGAGCATAGCACGACAACATGTTGTAGTTTTCCATAATATACGCTACAGTTATTGCCATTTTCTATGAACTTCCGCGATCCATTCAACGCCGTCATATTCACCAATCTCCCATTCAACGTCATCGGGTATTTCAACTATTTTTAGTTTAGAAAATTCGCCGTCAGCTGTGTCTGCTAGGTCTTGAATAATACCGATTAGAATAGCGTCGTCGCGTGGAATATCCCATGCATACACTGTATGCGCGTCTGCAATTCCAGCAAGCTCAGCGTAGAGGCCGAGCGCTTCGGGCGAAAGATTAAATCCTCCATGACAAATGTTTATTGCTACCTTTTTCATTCGTATTTATTATAACATAGTATTAGCGTTATGTACACAATTTTCTTGTAAAAACTGCGGCGTATTATTGTCACCCAAATTGCGGTTTTCTCGTCGACAAAAGAGCTCTTTTACAATGTCCTCATCAAAGGTTTGGTAGCTTAATATTGTCTTAAATGTCCTAACCCAATCGTCAATGCTCGCATTTGCGTTTATGGTTAAGTGTATTGACCGGTCTTCGTGCCAGCCGCCAGTCATTGTTATTTTAATTGGTTTAGGTGATATCATAGTCTATATATTTAAATTATCGTTCGGCCATAATACGCTCAACAATGCTCTCCTCACCATAAACAGATTCTATGACAAGCCCGTTTGCAATAATTAACAATTGAGGCACTGATTTAATATTTCTTTCTTTAAAAAATTCAAAGTCTACAGATGCGTCTTTAATTATAACATCACCCAGCATGTCTTCTTGTTCTAATCTAGTTTTTAAAAATTTACATGGCTGACACCACGTGGCACTTGCTATAATTAGTTCTTGCATTTGTTTTTTCTATAATGTGTTTTGAATTCAGAATATCCGACGTGAAGGCTGCTGTTGCAGTCACTATCATCTGGACAAACGAGTCCTTCATTCTCATACCATCGCCATAACGGTTTTTTCCTAAATGCCACGCCAAAGTTTTCTCTGCCCTGAGCAGAATAAACCCCGGTTATTATGGAATCTCCAGTAATATCATTTTTTGCTGGCATAGTTATTTAAAAATTTTTTCGCGGACACTCTTGCAATACTCGTCTTCTACAGAAGTATTAAAAACATAGTCATAGATCCAATCATTGTCCTGGTAGATAGTTGCTACGAGTGTGTTGTATACCTCATCTGCTTTCTCGTGAAGATGTGTAATTTCTGCTTTTGCGTTTTCAACTTCTCTTTTTTCTTTTGCGTTTAACTTCTTCATATCGTTCTGTTGACTGGTTTAATGCCAATGCATAGTTTAGTTGCTGTATTATTTCGGGATGGCTGTAAAACGTTTTCCCTTGATATGTATACATTTTTTCGCCTTCGTTTTTATTTGTGGTAGGAGTCATATTTTTTTTAGAGTAGTGAGTGTGCATACCCATGGAATTCCATCCACGGCAATAATGTCACCAACATCAATTGTTTCTTCGTTATTTACCAAATATTCCTGTTGTATTTCGCACTCAAAATCTGTTAATTCGTATGGCGGCATATTTACAATTCTATAGGCTTCCCAACTTGCTTGTTCGTCGTCACTATGTGCGGATTCATAATTAAACACAAGACTGTTATAGTTTGCGAGGACACCCTCATAGAGAGTCATTCCCTTATTTAAGAATATTTCAACGTGGGCCATATTAAAAACCGTCATCTTGAAAGCGCTCAAGATTGAGCGCTTCAGCCCAGCTCATGTTGTATGGGTCGCATACACTATTGCGAATGAATGCAAACAGCATCTCAATTGCTCGCGGATTATCAGCAAGAAAATTTAAAATACAAGGCATGCCTGTGCCATAACCAAGATCGGTACAAAGCTTTTCAAATTTGTTTAAGCCGCACCATCCTTCCGTGTGGTCCAGCAGGTGTGGGAGGGTTTGAAAGTAGGCGTCAAACAATTCGTCAATGTCTTTAGTCATAATGTATTTTTATCGGCAGGCTTTCTTTGCGGCCTCTTTTTTGCGGTCTTTAAAGTAAACTGTAGCTGGCGCATATTTGTGGCGCGTCAATGCACGGAGTGCAATTGGGCTATAGTCAAAAGTAACTGTCTTATTCTTTTTCATATTAAAAACCAGAGGTGTTGATGCTTGCTTTTTGAAGGTTAGCATATTCTTCAGCAATGACGCTTTGATATTCGCTTTCAGTGTTGGTGCTTGCCTTGACTGAAACACTTTTGACAAATTCCCGGTCAGCGGCATTGCGTTGAGCAATTTTCGCGATGAGCAGTTTACGGGCGGTGAGAGCAGGAGTTGATGTGTTTTTCATATTATTTATTTCTTAATTGTTCGCGTAAAATGTGATTTTCCATAGCAAAATGAGAGTTTGCGCTGCGAAGACCTTCAAGATCTGCCGGCAGACACAACATATCCTTGTGCGCAACCAACCTGTCCGCATAGTCTTGCGCTTGTTGTAATTCCAATTCTAATTCCTCTAAACGATCTGCTACAGCTGCAGCTGCAGTGGCGATCGCCTGTTTTGAGTGAACCGCCGCGCTATCTTGAGATTGTAAGTCTCTTGATAAAATCCGCATGGTAGAGATTAATGTTGATGTGCTGATTTTCATATCGAGTGGTGTAAGAGTTAGTCAATCCAACCTTCGTTAAGGACCTTGCCGTCACGCTCAAAGCTGACGTAGGTTAATTGAGGGCACTCACAGTCGCCGCGTGAGGTGCGAACAATGGTCCCATGCATTGCGGCGGCCAACTTAGGTGAGCGGCTAAACGAAATGGTGGTTTCAACCCCAGATCCGCCACCCATTGAAGGTGCGGTGTTGCAATAATCGATTTTAGTGAACTTGTACATATTGTAGAGTGATTTATGAATTGTGAATTATTTACCAAAGAGAACCTTGACGTTACCAAGACTGGCCTTGTATCTTTTGCTGCCTAGAG